ACGCTGCAGTCCAGCTCGATCACCGACTGATTCGGCGCCAGCGTCGCATTCGTCACTCGATGCCCGCTGGGGGTGACGATCCGGATCTGGACGGTCGTGATGCCCGTCAGACCCACGTCCATCCGCACCTTCGCGTCAATCGCATAGAACCCACCGCAGGGGACGGTGATGATCCCGCCTGAGGCCGTCAGGCCACGGAGCGCCACGGTCGTGTTGTAGATGACCCGCGTGTAGGTGTTAGCGGCAATCACCTGCTGGCTTGTCAGGTTCAGCTCCGCCACGATGTCACCTGCCGGCAGCCGGACGTTGCCAGCATCTGGATCGGCAATCTGGATCGTCTGATAGTTGTTGTGACCCAGCACCACCAGCTCGTTCGAGTCCTCGATCCTGATGTCAGCGGTGAGGTTGTTGCGCAGGTAGTTGCCGGTGATCATCGCATCACCAGGCTTCGACGGGTTCCAGTTCGGTGGTGGCGTCGGATTCGACTGACCGCTGCGGTTGCGCAGGATGATCCCGTACTCTTGGTTGTTGAGGATGATGTTGCTGGAGATCAGCGCGCCGGTCGTGACGCCAGCTTCAGAATTGATCGTGATCCCATTGCGGGTGCCAACGGCAGGCCACGTCGTGCTTTCACTGTCAATGAAGTTTCCAACAAACAAAGACACATCGCCATCATCCCAGCCAATGTTGCCGCAACCTCCACGATGACGAAAGAAGTAGTTCTTGATCGCCATGGTCCCGTTACTGCTGCAGTCAACCGTAAGGTTTTCGTAGCCGTTGTTGTAAAACCTGTTCCCGATAATCTGCGTCAGCTTGACATTGTTCAATGATAGGCCGACGCCGCCATTGTCCCTGATGGTGCATCCATCAATACGGTTTCCAGCCGACGTGATGGTGATGCCGTCAATCAGCAATCCGGACGACGGGGAACCGTAAATCTCGACATTGATCCAGCTGTTGCGGTCGCCCTGGACGTTGAAACCATTGAAGCCACTGAAGCCAGATGCCAGCCCCCTGGCGCCAGCGTTGCAGTCGAGGGTAAAACCCTCAAAGCTGCAGTCGTTACGACCGGCGAGGACGAAGGCATGGCCGCTGGTCATGGTGGCCGCGCAGCGGATAATCGTTCGGCCCTGGCCCGCGCCGCGGATGCGGATCCCATCGCGCGGGATGATCAGCTCTGCTGGCAGCTCAAACGTGCCAGGGGGCAGCTCGATGATGTTGTTCGCCGCCAGCGCCGCCGCCAGGCTGCTGTAGTCAGCGATGCTCGGGAGCTCCCGCAGCTTCGTCTCCACCGACCGCGAGAGCGCACCAGCACCAGCCTGGGTGAGGTTGAGGGTCGCAGCCGACAGGGCCGGGCCCGTCACCCCCAGCAGCAGGGCACGGATGCTCACGCCAGACGCCGGGGCCTCGGACAGGGTCAGCGTCGTCCCAGTCACCGAGTAGTTGGCGACCGGCTGGATCACACCGCCGACGCTCAGCAGCACGCTCTCGCGGCTGGCAGCAGCCTGGCTGAGGGTGAAGACCGTCTGGCTGCCGGTGCCCGTGAACAGGTTCTCCACCTGGTTCACACCCTGCACGTAGCGCGCGTCGCTCTCGGTCTTGGTGTACCGGTTCGACAGGGCGGTGGTGATGGTGGTCGCAAAGTTCGGGTCGTTGCCCAGCGCTGCCGCCAGCTCCTGGAGGGTGTTGAGCGCACCCGGGGCTCCATTGATCAGGCCCGTGATGAGGGCATCAACCTGCGCCTGCGTCGGCCTGGCGGCCACGTCGGCGTCGATCGCCGTCAGTGCATCACGCAGCCGGCCCACATCATCCGACAGGAAGTTCGCCGGGTTGGGCAGCTTGTAGCTGCGGTTCGTCGTCCGGTCGTCGAGGGGCATGTCAGATCACCACCATGCGAAGCTGCCGCACCAGCGGTCGTGCCGCTGCGCTGCCGGTCAGCGTCAGTCTGGCCCTGGTCGTCGTCCCGCCGGCGGTGAAGCTCGACACGGTGTGGGTGTATTCGATCCAGCCGTCGCCGACCGCGGTGCTGCTGGTCACTGCCACCGTCTGCCAAGTGGTGTCCGCTTTCTGCACCTCCACCACAAGGCTGCTGCCGCCAGGTAGCAGCGCCTCGAGCGTCACGCTCACCCGCGCATTGGCGGCGCATGGCACCGCCCGGGTCACGTAGGTGCCGGTCTCGCTCAGGTCGCCGAGCAGCGCCTGGCTGCCAGCGAACAGGTACGGGCTCTCGGTCGCCGTCCCGCTTAACACCGCCGACAGGGTCAGCGGCACGTTGATGTCCTCCGCCAGTTGCACCCGCGCGTTCTCCCCCGCTCGTGTCTCGGTCCCATCGGGACGGGTGAAGACGAACTGGACGTTGGTGGCCAGCGCCGGCCGCTCGACGCCAGCCAGCGCCACCAGGTCGGTCGTGTCCCCTGCCTGCAGCAGGATCGTCCCTGTCGCCGGTGTCGCCGGGGTGCCGGTGACGGAGTAGGTAAAGGTCTGCGGGCCGGTGGAGGTGATCGTGAACGCCCCGTTGTACTCGCTCTGCGTCGCGCCGCTCACCACCACCTTCTGACCGGTGGCGAAGCCATGCGCGGTCTGGGTGATGACGGTCGCCGTCGATCCGCTGCGGGTGATGCTCGACACCGTCGCGCCACGGATTGTGCCGAGGTTCACTGTCCTGCTGGTGCTGGTGAATCGGGCCCCGTACATCCTGAACGTCAGGTCCGCCTCCTGCACCGGGGTCCAGGTGCTGGCATTCGAGCTCTTCAGCAGCGTCCCGATGGTGTAGGGCTGTGAGGTGACAAACGCACCGCTGTTCGCATCCAGTCGGCCCAGCTCCGCCAGGGCGACGGCATGCTGCACATCATCGGTCAGGAGCACCATCGCGTACTCGACGCCCTCGGAGAGGAACACCGGCCGCTTCAGGTTGATCTTCGTCCAGCCGTTGGTCGTGATCGCCGTCCCCAGCAGCACACCCTCCGCGATGGTGGTGGCGTTCGGCAGGCCCAGCTCGGTCTCGCGGATCTCCAGGAAAACCCGGTTGGCGGTGTTGCCGATGGCGGTGAACTTGAACTCCACCCCCGTCACGTACCGGCCTTGATCCAGGCGGAAGGTCTGCGCAAGGGGGTCGAAGTAGCGGGTTTCGATCGTCGTCAGCTCTCGCTGCGTCTGCGTCAGGATCGTGCCGGTGCCGATGAACCGTGCAGCACCGAAGCTGCCCTGGCCGCCGGTGAACGTCACCCGCTTGGTGCCGACCGGGACGTTGGCGGGAATCGTGATGAAGCCGGTGATCTGCCCGGCGGCATTGGCTGTGAGTGGCATGGCTCAGGCAGGGGTGACGTTGATGCCGTCGAACAGGACCTGGGTGAGGGTTTCACCCGGGTCGAATCCGTCGATGGTGAAGGCGATGATGATCTGCCGCAGGAACTCCGCCGGTCGCTCGGTCTCCGACAGCAGCTGCGTCCGAGTCGTGCTCGTCACACTCTGGATGCTGAAGGTGCCAGTTGTGCCCAGCCAAGTCATGATCTGCTGCGTCGCCGGTGATGTCCAGCTCGTCTCGACCAGGGTGAAACGGTCGACGTCGGGCGAGAGAGTGACCGCTGCAGGGATCGGATCGAAGGCCTGATAGGGGTTGATCTTGCTGCTGCCTGTCTGCTGCGTCTGCTGCAGGATCACCTCTTCGGTGTAGGGCAGCATCCAGTCCTGGGTGTTGTTCGTCGGGGCCCGGTAGGCGGTCGACGCGATCGGCAGCTGCAGGACACCGCCAACGATCGCACCGGTCTGGGCGATGCCTTGGTCTCGCATGTCGTCGTCGAGGAAGGCATCAACGAACACCCCGCGCTTGCTGCTGGGCTCCCGGCTGCTGATGTCATTCCGCAGCCGCTCCAGCGCCACCAGGTCGTACAGGTCAAGGATTGACCGACGCATCGACTCGAGCTGATCGAACGGGATTGCACGAATCGCATCGTTCACCACCGTCGGCGTCGCGCCCCAGTTCCAGAACACCGTCGCCAGGTTCAGCAGATTCGCCGGCACTGGCGGAGGGAGCGGCGAGAGGCGAGAGGAGAGGCCCTTGATCCGCGACAGATTGCCGGAACGGTCGATCACGATCCGGTCGTACCGCGGCAGCTTCCACCGGTAGTCCGTCAGCACCAGGGTGCCGTTGACGGCGCCGCTGACATCAAAGGTGCCGGCCTGGTAGTTGATGTTCTCCGGCGTGACGTTCGTCAGGTACTCGTAGGTGACGGAGTAGCTGGAACCAGGGGAGGGCTCGATCGCGCCAGCTCCCGAGGGGCTCCAGTCGACCTTGTCGGCATTCAAAAAGTAGTCACGCGGCGACTGGTAGGTGGTGCCGCCTTGGGTGATGGAGTTGATCTGCGAGACACTTAGGTCGGGCAGGGCATCCTGCCCACCACTGAAGCCGCCACGGGTGATGGTGACCGTCTTCCGCTTCACTGCCACCACCTCGACGATGGTGTCGACCGGGAAGCGGTTCAGCTGGATCGTCGTCGTCCCGCCAGTCGTGCCGGTAAAGGTGTCGGGCTCGGCGTCAATCAGCTCCAGGTCCGGGTCTTCGGTGTAGACCAGCCGGGTGGCGGCCGGTCGGTCGATCTTGTAGCCGAAGATGTTGCCTACACCCTCGCGGACGCTCAGCGTGTTGCTGCCGGCGTTGAGGCCCAGTGGCTGGACGGTGAGACCGGTGACGACGTAGTTGCCGTTGCTCTCCCGGTCGTACCGCGCAAGTGCCTCCATGAAGGCGTTGTCGGCCGGCTGCTGGTTCTGCAGCACCCCATCGATGACCGTGTAGACGGGGTAGAAGTCGCCGAGGCTGCCGTCGCCCTCACGGCCCCAGGTGGGTGTGACGCGAAGGCGGCCAGCGCCAGGCTCGTTGTAGTTCCGGGTGTTGGTCGCCGGGTCCCGCAGCGTCGAGTCCTCGACCTCAGTGATCTCCTCATCACGGAGGAAGACGCCGATCCGCACCAGGCCGACGAGAGGGATGGTGATGGTCCGCTCTGGCACCGACCGCATCGCGCCGCGGATGTAGATCGTGCTGGCGGGACAGGTCGTGGCACCGGTCGTTTGATTGATGACCGGCAGCGAGCCGGAGACAACGGCACCATCACGGAAGACGGCATCAGCGATGCGCTGCAGCCGATCGGTGAAGCAGCTCTGGATCTCGTTGATCTCCGCCGACTGGATCCCCTTGCCGGCACGGATCAGGTGAGCGTCGTAGCGCTGGGTGGCGCTGAAGCGGTTGTAGTAGCCGAGGAGAGGCATCAGAAGACCACCACGTTTTCGAACTGCTGTCGGGTCGTGACCGCCCGAACGATCGGCGCTGGCCGTTGGACGACCAGAAGGGTGCCAGGGTTCGCCACCTGCGCCGGGGTCAGGTAGAACTGCCCGGACGGAACATCGGCGGCAGCGACGGTGTCGATGAAGATCGCCTGCTCACGGATGGTGGAGCCGACAGCCTCATCGAACTCGAAGTTGAACCGGAAATACAGGTAACGGGTCGGGGTGTCGGTGACCGTGAACCGACCCTCAGGCACGTAGATGGTGCCGGCGTTGTCCGGCTGGCAGAAGCGCACTTCCTGCGCCTTGCGCCTGGCCACCTCGGCCACCAGGGCGGTGGCATTGGCCGGTGGATCCGGTGGGGTGGTGCCCCATGCGGCGTCGCCGGTGCCCCACGCCATGTGAGCGGTGCGGGCCTTGATCGCCGTGGCGATCGCGATTCGGCCTGATGTGGTGAGGACTGCTGCCATGGGGTCATCCTACTCAGGTGTGGTCGTCAGGTACACCGATCGCACCGAGGCCCGGAATCTAAGTCGCGGTCGTGCTCGGGACGGTGTCACGGACGACGGAATGAACGATCGGGCCGATGTCGTTCCAGCTGGTCTGCTGCCATGCGAAGCCGGCCCAGGTCTGGCCTTGATACCGGCCGCTGTCGGCGATCGTCTCGGTGATCGCCTCGCTGTAGTTGAGCTCGTGCCAGCCCTCGTCCCACAGATCCTCGTCGTAGCGGACGGTCTGCAGGTTTGGCGTCAGCAGGGCCACGATCTCGGTGTGGCTGAAGTACGCCACCACCAGCTCCTCGACCAGGTGGTTGATGTTCTGCCCGTAGCTGATCTGCGGCCAGTCCGGCCGCGGCCGCACACCAGAGTGGTCGGAGTAGATGCTGCCGTCACTCCAGACGGTGTGGTCGTAGATGCCACGGCGGAAGTCGTAGACGGCGTATATCCGCTGCAGCCGGCTCCTGGCGGGGCTGCTGATCCGTGCGACGCCAGCGATCCGGTCGATGATCTCGTCGCCTTGCGTCGCTGCCGCCAGGCCCAGCTGGTACTCGGCCCACCGATAGCTGCCGGCCTCGGACTCCTCGACGGTGCCGGTGACACCGATCCAGCCGAGGGCGATGGTGATGGACTGAGGGGTGCCGCGAATGCGCTGCCAGAGGATGCCCTGGGCGATCGCCTGCCGCATGTCGGGCAGGTACGGCAGCACCTCGCCCAGCCCGTACTCCCAGATCAGCCACGGGACAACGCTGTCGGGGATGTTGAGCCGTTTCGCCGTGCGAATGACGGGCACCGCCAAGGCCATGGATTGCCGTGGGCCGCTGCTCTCCAGCCCCAGGCGGTCGTCGTTCTCCAGGATCAGCGTGGCGCCGTCCTCGAGCAGCAGCTGATCGGTGAGAAAGGGACTGATGCCACGGATCGAGCTGATCGCGCGCGACATGTCGCGCTCGAACTGCGTCGCGTTGGGTGGCAGCAGGTCGTAACGGCTCATGCCGGCCCGGGTTGAGTGCGAATCTGAGCCCAGAATGCTTCGCGATCTTCTGCCGTGCCGTCGGCTGCTTCACGCATGGCGGTCAGCAGTACCGTCATCCTAGCCGTCATCGATCACGTCCACTCATTGTCAGGCTCACAGCACCCAGGGCCGGCGCCTGGTTGGGCCCGCACACCACCACCGCTGCCGGTGACTGGACCACGACGCGTTGCACGCCGGACTGCTGCAGCTGGGCGATCACCCAACTGGGGGCCACGTCCCATCCGAGGCCCGCCTCGGCAGCAAATGCTGCACGCAGCGTCGCCTCCAGGTTGTTGAACACCTCGATCGGCGTTTCGGGGTAGAGCCACACCTGCGCCGTCACCGGCACCGTCTGGATCGCTGCCGACGCCACCGTCACCACGTCGGTGATGACCCGCACGCTGCTGCTCTGCACCACCGCGCTGACGGCTGCCAGCAGCGTGGCGTCGGCGGTGCCATCTCCAAGGCTCGACAGCACATTGATCAGCACCTGCCCGGGCTCTGGGCTGCTCACCGCCGCATCGCGCACCAGGGGCGAAGCGGAGAGGGCGTGGTAGCGGTACCAGCTCGCGCCGCCGGCACTGCTGCTGCCCATGATCCTTTCGACCGTTCGCGCCTTCAGCGCTGCATCAGCCTCGCCGGTGAGGCGGGTGACGCCATAGAACGCTGCGAGGTTGTCGAGGTCACCACCGATCGCATAACGCAGCAGGGTGGCGCGGAGGGCATCGTTCACCCGTTGCCGCAGGATCAGCTCTCGCGCGGCCGCGACCTCCAGGATCTTCACCCCAGGGTCGCTCTCCAGGATCTCGGTGTAGGCCGGATCGCGCAGCTGCAGATCCGCCAGCATTTCGGCGAGGATCGACTCGTAGTCGAGCTCCTCAATGATCGTCGGAAGCGGAATCGTGGCGAAGTCGATGGCCATCAGAGCACCAGCCCCTCGAACGTGACCTGCTGGCCGTTGACCAGATAGTACCCAACCAGGCTGAGGTCGATGTGACCATCAGCGGAGACGGAGTTGATCTGGATCTGCTCGAGGCGCAGCCGTGGCTCCCACCGGTCCAGTGCTTCGGCGGTGGCGGCGACCATCTCTGAAACCAGGGACTGGTTCATCGGCCGATCGACCAGGCTCATCAGCCGGCTGCCATAGTCCCGCCGGTGAACACGGCTGCCGATCGGTGTCGTCAGGATGTCGGTGACGGACTGGCGAAGGTGATCGAAGCCGCCGAGGGCAGCGCCAGTGGTGCGGCTCATCCCGGCCATCAGTTCACCGTCACGTCAGGGCTGCCACCCATCAGGGTAGCCCCGCAAGCTGTCGAGTCCCCCACCCTGGCGATCGGGCGGCCTTCGTCCAGGGTGTCGGGACTGCCGCTGCTGATCGGGTTGGAGCCATGGATCGGGCAGGCGTAGCTGTCGCCGACCCTGGCGACGGGGATGCCGTTGGCGGTCAGCTTGGGGCTGCCGCTGACGACGGTGCCGCCATGGCTGCCGGGGTCACCAATGCGAATGACGGGACGGGTCATTGCGGCGGGTTGAGCCTGATCTGCGGCGCCTTGATCTTCAGTGGCACCTCGGACTCCATCATCATGTCCTGCAGGCTGCCGTCTTCGAGGCCCTTGATCAGGATCCCCTCGGCGGACTGGATCTCGACCTTCTTCGCTTTCACCACCACCTTGCCCTCGCTCTCGGTCGCGTCGATCGTGAAGACGTGCCCCTCCCGGTCGTACTCGATGACGGTGCCATCGTCGTAGGTGCGGCGGTCCAGGCCGGCCCGGTCGCCGTTGGCGTTGCCATCAGAGAACAGGCCCGGCAGGAAGACGCCGTTGGCAAGGTCGCCGGAGGGGCTCAGCAGCAGGCCCACCTCACCCTCCTCCGGCGGATCCCAGACGCGGTCCTTGCCGGCCCGTGGCGCGAACCACGGCACCCAGTCGCTCAGCAGCTTGCCGTCCTGCATGGCGATGCGAACAGCTGGGAAGCCGGCGGTGTCGCCCTTGTAGTCGACCTCCTGGACGACGCCGTAACGGGCAGCGTTGGCGATCCGCCTGGCATGGTCTGTCGCCTCACGGCTGCCGACACCAGACGTGATCTGATCGTCACGCTGCAGATTGAGCATGAAGCCTCCAGAGGCCGCGGGAGATGAGGGGGATCTCGATAGTTTCGAGGGTCGACAGGTCGGTGTCGAGCAGGATCAGGCGGGCGGCGAGCAGCAGGATCCCCTGGCGGATGTTGTGAGGCAGGGGGGAGGGCAGCGGGGCCTTGAGGAAGTCTTCAGCGGCCTCGGTGGCGATGTCGAGCGCCAGGGCGGCGCGGTCGGGGTCGATCTCGGTGTCCATGAAGAACCGCAGCGCCTCGACGTTCAGTTCGAGGGTGGGTGCGGTGCGCTTCCGGCGTGTGGTGGTGGCCATCAGTTGATCGGGGCTCCATCGACGAAGAGTTGGGCACCACCGATGGGGCAGACCTCGCCGGTGTTGGAGGCAGGACAGCCTGGGGTGACCTGCCCACCAGGGTAGGCCCCGGACCGTTCGAGGCTGTCGCCGGCGGTGACGTAGGGATTGCTGCAGTCGCGGTAGGGGGTGGTGTAGGTGACGGCGTAGCGCAGGCGGAGCGAGCCGGTGGTGAGGGCCCCGTCGAACTCGGGATCGCTGGCGTCTGAGTTGAGCAGCAAGGCATCGGAAGACTCAAAGCCGGGGATGGTCCAGGACTGGAGTGCTGCTTCTACCTGGGCGGCGATGGTGTCGAGGTCTTCGTCGAGGTCATCGAACGACTGAGCGACGACGACGACGGAGACGATGCAACGACGACGCTCGAAGCCGTTCCAGCCGTTGATGCTGCGCTCGGTGATCTCCTCCGGCTCGCGGGTGTGAACGACGATGGCGGGCAGCTCGGGCTCCTCGATCGGCATGAGGCGACCGGCAAAGACGCGCGAACCAACCGCGGTGGCGTTCGTCAGGCGTGTGACGAAGGCGTTGCGGAGGGTCGTGCGGCGGTGGGTCATGATCCAGCCTGCAGAATCTGCAGCAGTGCCTGCCGCTGCTCTGGGGTAAGTGTGGCAAGCGGATCAGTTGACTGTGACTGCGGCTCCTGGTGGATCGGATACAGGACATCAGGATCAGGAATTGCCGTGCAATCCTTAGGCGGTTGCCAGTCGGAGACGCCATCCCAAAGGATGCGGTTGCAGCAGATGCCATCGCTGTTGATGATGGCGTAGGGAATCAGAGTGGTCATCACCATGCCCAGACACGAACGACACCGGCGGCGCCGTCACCACCTTTGCCGGAGTTGAAGCCGTTGGTAGATCCACCACCGCCGGCACCACCACCGCCTGGAAACGCACCGTTGCCGCCGGCGCCAGCTGCCACAGAGTTGCCGTAGGAACCTCCGCCACCGCCATCCCCCATGGTAGAACCGTTACCCCCGGAGCCACCGTCTCCTGTTCCTGCTGTTCCGCCGCCTCCACTAACACTAAAGGCAGCACCACTGTTCTTCAGATCTGCATAGCCTTGCCCGCCACTGCCACCCGTATTAAAAGTATTGGTTGCAGTAATGCTACCACCACCGCAGCCACCAGCAGGACCATAAGAGCTTCTATTGGCTGCAGTAACAGCGGCAGATCCGGCTCCAGATGTGCCGCTAGATCCATACATTCCAGTAAGATTTTGACCATAGATTGCGATGTTTCCGTTGTTGCCACCTGCTGTTGATGTACCACCTAAGCCGGGATTAGATGCAACGCTAATCAGCAATGACCCAAACGAACTACTTCCGCCGCCAGTGCCGGCTGCGCCATCTGTACTGTCCGTAGTTCGCGCTGCTCCCCCGATACCCGCTGCGCCAACAGTGATAATCTCGGTAGCCCCACACAATGATGCTGGCATCCAGCGAAATGCAAGCTTCCCTGAACTTCCGCCACCGCCACCGCCGCGAATCGCGTTGGTTGCGCCGCGTCTACCGCTGCCGCCGCCGGCGCCACCGCCAATCACTTCGACATAGACCATTGTCACGCCAGACGGCTTGGTCCATGTGCCGCTGCTGGTGAACTCCTGATAATTTGCTGCGCCTCCGCCAGCGCCGATCTGAGCCATCGTGCCATCTGCAGCCTTGACGTAGAGCTTTTTGTTTGTCGAATCCCAAGCCGGCTCAGACGTTTGGAAGTCGGCAGCAGTTGGCGCGCTGCTGCCGGTGCGAATCGTTATCAGCTGCTGCCGTGGCATTAGAACGTCCCGCCGTCCACCGTATTAACAGCGATTGTCACGAACGCATTACCTGCATCCTTCGTCCAGCTGAGTGAACTGTTCAGGCGGATCA